CAGAGAAGAGGATACCAATCTGTGATTTCGCCCAACTGCGGAATGCACCAAGAATCATCTTCGGATTGGTACCCCGTACGCCGGCTGGAATCGTTGTGTTCTTGGTATAGAGACCAAGTCCGAGAACACGACCGAGCTGAACAGCAGCCTGATCAGCAGTCGCCGCCGCAAGGCGACGCGAACTGACATTCCACCATGTGGCGTTGAAACGACCGTTTTCGTCGTAACGATTGTTCGTCACATCGTTGACGATCATCGGGTTGGTCATCGAACCCGTACCGCCCTGGAGCGGAACAGTGATAACAAATCCGGTAGCCTGCAGAACCTGCTGCTCCTCGAATGTAAAGCACTGGAAGCAGCTTTCCGGCTGTTGGAGACACGTCAAGATGCCGAAGTTCGGACCTTGAACATTCATCTCCGGATGATCGATAGTCGAGCAGCAAGAGTGCGCCGCGTATGCCGCTGCCTTCATCCATCCAGCGACCGGATCACCAGATGGGGGAGTATCAACATCCCCAGGCATGAAGCAATGAGCAATACGGCTCACTTCTGCCGAATTGGTATCGGATGCTGCGATCTGGCCGAAAGAACCGTAGTTGTAGGTGTATCCGTGCCCGAAGCACTGAGGCTTCGAACAATCCCACGCGGAAGCAATGTAGGCGATCATCGCTTCCTGCCAATCGTCATTGGCATACAGCATCCCGATGCAGCAATAGCAACACTCGCCGAGAATGGCTTGATAATCCGGCGGAGTAAAAGCGGCATGAGTACCTTGAACCGTCTGCTTGAAGTCCATGGTGACGCCTTTCGGCGCATAGTCGCGGCGGCCGTGCCAGTTGTAGAGCACTGTGATGGCATTGCCGACCGTACCAGCATTCTTTGCTGTCAGGGTAACGACGTTCGTCGTAGCGACAGCAATGAAAGGCAGACCAGGTTCGGAATTGAGTTCCACCGCCACATTGGTAGCGATCAATGCTGCGGTATCCCCTTGACGAACACGAGTCGATGTGTTGTAACGACCAGTCACCAAGAACAAATCAATACGACCGTCAGACTCAGCGCCATCGACAGCCGGAGCATCGAAAGTCAGGGTATAGACTGCTGCCGTATCAGCTCCAACACTGTCATCGTGATGTGGCAGAGCAAAGAACTCCATCACATTTCCAGGGCAACAGAGAAAGGCAGTCTTCATGCCTTCCGCCATAACACTGCCGGCGCCGAACAGACGATCGACATCCCTCACCGCAGGGACTTTGATCAGTTCGCCGTCAACAGCCTCGCCACTGTCGAGCATCTGACCCTCAATCAGAATACGACACTTGTTCGGGTAAGCATTGAGAGAGGGATCGAAACAGATTCGGATAGCACCGGATCGTAGACTGTCGATTGACATGAATCAGTCTCCTATGAGTAAGAAGGTTACTTAGGCAGCGGGTTTCGGAGGTGACCAGGGAACCGTTTCCGATTTCTCGCCGCCTTCGACTTCAAGGTCTTTCCAGTGGTGAACTAACCTCTTGATGTACGGGGTATCCGGGACAGGAATAAACTTATCCTGAGGGATAATCTTTCCCTCAAAGAAAGTCTTACGCCCGGGGCGAGTGCGAACGTAAATCATAGCCATTAGATGTCTCCTAGGTTGGGCATGGTTCAGGACATGGATCAGGATCGACGCACTCCGGAACACAGCATTCTGTGGCAGGAGCACAGATATTTATTCGAATAGGACTAATCAACATATCCGGAGGCTCTTCCCGACAAGTTGCCCAGTTGATAACAGCTAGGAAACTAAATGTCAAAGTCACAGCAAGATGATCCGCTTCCGTAGTTAATGCCCGATAAGCAATTCGAGCATTCCTGGGGGCTGTCCAAGTTATCAAATGAGTCAAAAGTTTATCACGAATCGCTTCATAATTGTAATAGCTCCAGAATGGCGCGTCACTACCGTTAGCTCGCTTATACATCTCTGGAGGCAACCAGAACTCAATCACGATATGATCTGTGACCTCGAATTGACTTTGACGAGACTTTGAACTCTGCTCACCAACGCTACGAGCGAAAGCAACTACACACAGAGGCAGCGTCGGAATGTTTTCTTTGGTCACTGCACTCTCAGCAACCGCCATCGCACGACCACCTAGCTCAGGAAACCATTCTGCGATCGCCGCAGCTAGAGCTGGCAGAAGACGAGTCTCGACTTTAGGCGTGATAGCATCCATTAAATCTTACCACCAACACCGCGAGACCAACCCACCCACTTATCGGCGCGCTTCTTAGCTGCTGCCATACCTTCTTGCAAAGCATTGTCGGACATCTTACGACGTGCCATTCTTCTTGTACCAGTTCGAAGATATCCTGAATATGGCATATGACTTCCAATCAGAACCATAGTATCAGTTACTTGCGTCGCAATCGAGCCTCTAAGTCTGCCACTTCTGACCGCAGGATACTGACCAGACGTAGAAGCAGGAGGATAGCTTCCCATCTTCTTGAAGGCTTTGGTTGCTTCTTCAGCCACAACCTTGAGCCAGCGGCGAAATGCGGCTTGATCTTTCTTTGCTTCAAAAGGCGCCCATGCTTTAAAATCAATTTCAATCATAAGATCACCGATGTGCGATCGGGCTTAAGGTCACTGTCTACTGGCATAGCTCTATCACTGCTTTCGATCAAATGGCAGTCGAGCATTACTATACCAGGTGGCTCATCAACAAAACCCAATACCTTATACCAACGAGGCGGGCTCTTGAAAAATTCTTCATAAATCCAAGCCGCCGAAGTATAGTCAATACCCAATCCAGCGCGAACTCGAATTCGATGCGTTGCTCGAGTTGCTAACTCTTTAAGCGTGAAACCATCCACAGACAAAAACGAAGATTGATGTATCTGGTGATTAATTCTTGCTCTTGTCCAGACAACAGCCTCTCTACGCAGATCCATTCTATCTGAAGATACCACAACGTCCTTCATCGTACAGATAGCGATACGATGTTTCAAATCTCTGGTCTTAGTAACAGCAAGAGCCATTAGACTGCCTCAGAATCGAATTGACGCCAAGACTCCAATGCTCCACAGATCAATGCGATATTATTAGTGCCAATGAGCGCGCCGCCGCGTGCAGAAAGAGTGTTCCGCATCGCCATAACTTCATCACCGGGGTGTTCAACAACCCAACTAATAAATTGAAGAATCCCAAGAAGTATTCCTGGAGGAACTTTTTCAGCACAAGAAAATCCAGAACGGTACATAATCTTAAGACCGTTTGTCGCTGTTGAACAAGGATTGCAGCAATTACTCATATCTGGACTATAAAAGAAACGAGCAGGAAGTTTCACTTTACGAGTATTCGGAGTAATGTCGATCTTCTCTGGATTCTGACCGTTTCCATAAATATAAATTATTCCATCGCTTGAAGGATACTTGAGTCTAACGACAACATACTCGCGACCCAATTTAGGCTTTGAAATATCGAGGACTTCACTCAACACCTTTTGTTTACTAAGACTCAAACCGCTATAGAATTCAGCAGCCTCAACGGCTGCCCTTCTATAGAACCTCAATTGTTCATCAGTAACAGCAGGAATATCGTCCGTCTTTGTATGCTGACGGATAAGCTCGATACTGAGATACGAATCCCAATCAAGAGCAGATTCTTCGCCCTCTTTCAAAGAGTCGACAAAGACCGGAGCCGGAGTAAGAGTATAAGCCGAGCTGGTGATCATCAGCAGTTGACCATCCTGATATCGAAACAGTCTGCCCGATTGAAGCAAGAGCACTCGCAATCGATGGCATATTGCATCACAGTCAGCCGCCACACTTCGCACATATCCGCAGCGGGGGATGCCCTCACTGCGAAGGATGCAAGATACTGACGCTCATTTGTGTTGATTGTAGCCTGATCGACGTAAACATGTGGTGTTGGTTTCATCGCCGCCATATCGGTGCCGACCGCGATCCCAACTTCGAACACCGTGGTATGGGTGCCATCCGACACCGACGCAAAGAAACGATCCTCGCCCTTGAAGTTCGGGATCACGGTGTACTCGAAAGTCCCGTCCTCATTGACGACGAGCTTACCGTACTGAGGTCCATGAAACGGCAATGCCTTGAACGTAAGCGGGGCATCACTCTCCGGATCGATGATGTTGTCTTTCAGGTCGCCTTCGAGCGGAGGACCAACGGTTGTGAGCACTGCCATCGAGTATCGGGACAGCGCCTCAATCGGACCCGGCGGCAAGATCGGA